TAGACATACACACCAAACTCAGCGGTGCGGACACCTCCGTTATCGGGATAGCCCTCGTTGCTGACGATGAAGATGTCTTCGACAAGAGCAGCATCTTCAGAAGGAAGATCGCCGACACGAACCAGCTGAATTAAGTTGCCAAAAGTCGGATTGCTGGGATCGACCTGAGTGGTCCCATTGTTGACCTTGGCTCCGCGAAGAAACGGGCGATCAACTAAGCAGGGCTGCTTGTTCGTGCTTGTCGAAGACATTGGTGCGCTCTGTCTCTCTTAGGGAGTTAAATTAAGTCTAGCCTCAGGCTTGCCTAGAGTCGTAAAAAGCCCTGCTGCCAAAGGGACCAAAGGCTTCGACCATGTTTCTGTCGAGCCCTAAGTTGACATCGGCATACAGGTCGTATGCAGGGGAGATATACGAAACTTCTTGTCCCTTAGGAGGAACTGACTTAGCCGGAGTTGCTGGAGTTTCTGCTTTTGCGGGAGAACCCAAGCCATCTTGGCGACCAAACAGATCGGCAAGAATCAGGGTACGCATAAAACTGCGCTCGGAAGCTTCCCGGTCAGCTTCATCCCGACTACGCATTTGCGCCAGGTAATCACCGAGACGATCGCCAGCCATATCTTCACCACGGGCAAGACGGATGCCCTTGGCGACTCCTTCCATACCCTTTTGAAGCCCCTGACTAATGGACTCGACGTCCTTAATCCATTGAGGGCGATTATCCGGAGGGTTCAGAATGCTCATGTAATCCTTGAGGATCTGAGCACGGGAGGAAACCCCGCCTGCAGGCTCCGGAATCCGGGACGGAGGGGGCACAGGTTTCGGCTGCTCGTCAATAACTACCGGGGGACCGGTTCTCACGGGTTGTTGGCTCATGACGAATCCTCAGGCGATTTGTTGGCGACGAGCAGCCATCCTTAACAGTTTATCTGCAAAAGTCTCGCCCGTTTCGAGAGAACCTTCTGCGTAATTACGGGCTTGTTGAGCACCTAAAAGAACAGGTTTCTCGAGAGGACGAGTGGCAGCCATCATGTCGTAGTTGCCAGCAGAGGGATTCATGACAGACGAGCTGACAGCATCCGCACTGCCCTGAGCATTGTTCGAGTTGTCTGTACCCAACTCAGTACTCAAAGCACTGCTGGTGGTGTTCTGATTTGTCTGCAGGGACTGATCCGGATCGGCCATCGCCCGGCGCTTCAGCTCGTAGGCGAGATGGGGATTCTGTTTAGCCCACGTGGCAAGATCACGTGCTTGCTGACCTTCTAGACCACGGGTGACGAACTCGACGAGCTCTTGTCGCACAGCAGGTTGCTGAGCGTACTCGCTGCGCTGTTTGTAATAAGCAGCTAAGTCGCCGCCGGGTTCCAAGATCGGAGCGCCGACAGGTTTCTGAGCAACTGGAACAAAGGGACGTTCGCCAGGCCTTTCACCCAGCGGAACGAGATCTCGGCGTGGCAGGATAACAGGAGTTTCGCTGGTGTCGGCACCGATTGTCCGAGCAAGGACCTCAGCTTCGGGAAGGATAGGAGCGGGAGGAACTTCCTCAGTAGTTACGGGCAGAACTGCGGCTGGGGCAGCAGTCTCCAGTTCGGATGGCACATCTTTGGGTCGACCGATCTGGTAACCAAGCACACCCAGACCACCAACTCCGGCAGTGGTTCCGAGACCAGCCAGAAGCTTATTAGCAGCCTCCGGAGACAAGCCCGTTCTGCTTGTAATCCGACCAACGATGTTCTGAAGAGCATTCCGCCCAGCCAGTTCGTTCAGGAAGTCCGTGCCGCCAGGCTTAGTAATCCGGCTGAAGATTTCATCAGCAGGAATTCCATACTGGCGACTAGCCCGCTGCGAAAGATCTTGAAGCGAACGAAGAGTACCTGCATCGAGTTCGCCCACACCGCGCAAAGGGGAGCTCATTGCTTCGATAGACGAAGCTTGTCCCTTAGGGATAAAGGTGGTCTCGATCTCGACAGGAGGACGCCGGTATGTGAGAGGCAGATCCAGCTGCCTTCCAATGTCACCAAACCAAGGATCGGGAATACGGACTGGAGGTGCGACGTCAGCGGTCAGAGAAGCCCGGACAACATCCGGATCAACAGTGCCGCGACCATAAGGCGAAACAAGACGGCCGCCTTCACCACGGCTGGTTAAAGGCAGTCGTAATTGACCCGGAGCTTCGGCTTGGACAGAGGAAGTTACGGGCGGGTTGACACGGACAGGACCGACAGGAGCAGGCTCATATGCTTGACGAGCTACAGGAACTTGAGGCTCCGGAGCAGCTGCCCGAGGAGCAGGTGCGGAAACAGGAGCAGCTGCCCGAGAAACAGGAGCAGAAGCCGGAGTTACTCTTACAGGAGGACGCGCTGCCTCAATTCGCGGAATAAATTTGGTAAAAGCCTCTATGACTTCTCTTAGAGGCCGACCAGATTGCTTGACAATAGCCTCAAAAATGTCGGCACCTAGAGCCATTGGTAGTCCCTGTCCTTAAATGGATTATAGCTGCTATCTATAGTTGGAATAAAAGTACAGTCTGTCAGCACGAGAAACGTCAGGAGGTCCAGGGATAGCCTGGATAAACTCACCGCCGCTACGCTCAAAGCGATAACGTCCAGTAACTTCATCCTTATAGTTAGCTACGTACAGCATCTGAGCTAACCTATTGGTCTCATACAGATAGTTCTGATGCCACACGCGTTGGACTTCGCGCTTGTCTCGAACAGCGATGTTTCGAGAAACGTCACCCGTAATCGTCTCTTGGCGACTTGTGGCGGTATCAGTCGCGAGTTCAGTTAATCGTTCAGCTTCTTCGCAACGCTCGATCTGAGCAACGATCTTGTCGTAGTAGAACTCGCTAGGGATGCTGTTGCACGCTTCGAGCAGACGAGCGTAGTCGCCAGCTGGAACTGTGGCAATGTTGTACCCGAGGTGATAGGCAACTCGGGAGAAGTTGTAATCGTCAAGCTTTAGACCAAAGACCTGCGCCGGGTTTCGCGTGATCTGGTTGATCGCCGCGTAAATAACCTCACGCTTAGTGGCGTCAGTCGTTGTGGCGTTGAACGTAACGCCCTGCTGAGCAAGATAAGACTGGATTTGCTCCAGTTCTTGCTGCGATAACTGAGCCATTACGTACAGACCGTCCTATTTCTTTATTTTAAACCGCGCAATAAAAAGGGAGGAAGTTTAACTCCCTCCCGTCCCCCTCGTTTGCTGTCTCGGATCAGCACTTCATTCTACGTAGACCACGCCAGATTCCAACACCGCTTCCCAATCGACCCGACCAATGCTCTTGAGCTGGTCGAGTTTGGTGAACCGCTCGCCAGGCATCGACTGCTGCAGCTCTTTGATTTCGATAGCAGTTTTCAGTCCGACGCCCTTCAGAACCTGGGTCAGACGCTGAGGCGTAGCAGTGTTGATATTTACACGATTTTCCGCAGGCACTGCTGGGCTCTCCGTCTTGACCGCTGCCCGGCGTCCACGGCGATGGGTGGTTGCGGCGACCGTGGCGGGCTTAGCCTCCTCTTCCTTTACTTCCAGCTGCAGCGCATGGGCGAAAAAGACTTTGCCAGTCGTAATCGACCGGACCATTTTGTATTCCCCGTCGTCGTGCTCGCTCAGGATCTCAACGCTGATACCACTGGGCTTATAGATGGTTTCAGGTTTCGAGGTTGCAGTCATCATAAGAACACACCTTTGCTGATTCTATACGCAAGAAATTAAAAAGGCCCCTTCCGAAGAAGGAGCCTCGTTCCCTTGGTTTCGCCTTCTGAGTTTATCAGGAAGGAGAAGTGGAGGTGTAGATGGAGGATTCCACCACGCCGCCGGGCTGGAGAACGACGTCGTCGCGCTCGGGGGGCTCGTCGGGAATCAGCCAGCAAACCTCGCAGATACCCAGGGCCTTGTCCTTGCCAGCCAGCTTGTTGGCTTGGGCGCGGGGATCGTAGATACCCGAACCTTGAGCAAAGCCGGAAGCGGCAACGCCACCCAGGTTGGTGACGGTGAACAGCTTGTACTGGGTCTCGGTGGTGGTGAGAGCCAGGCTGCTGCTGTCAACAACGTTGTTCGAGGCGGTAGAACCGTTCTCGATGAAGCTGTTGGAGCCAGCCAGGGTCACGAAGAAGCCGGAGCTGGTGGGGGAGGTGGTCAGACCAACGCCCACAGCGGGACCGAGGCCCAGCTCAGGAGTGGAGTCTGCACCGGCCACGCCGCTGCTCACAACGTTGCCGCCGTCCAAACGGAGGGACAGACGGTAGACGTATGCGCCGGAAGGAACGCTGATGCCATCAGTGATATCAGCCCGGACATCCTTGTGGAAGTCGGGAGAAGGGATGATGACGTCTGCGTTCAGGAAGGGCTGCTCAGCAGAGTTCTGACCAGAGCCGTAGGGCTTGGTGTAGTAGCTCAGCTGGTTGCTGGTGCCCAGAGCTTGGTAGCTCAGGTCCACATAGCCGACTGCCTGTTGGGCAATCCAGCCGGGACGGAACACCACACCAACGGGGCCGCCGACGGGCTGGTTGGTATAGGTGGTGTTGGTGCCGTTGGCGTTCTTGAAGTCAACGGACTTTTCTTCGTGCCAGTAACGAAGAACATTGGTGTAGTTACCAGGATAGATCTTGGCAACTGACAGAGCGTTAGGGTTGATCGCCATGGTTAGTTACCTCCTTATCAAACGTCGAAGGAGTAACCGATGGTCGCGAAGTCTGCGTTGAGCAGCTCGAAACCAGCGTACAGGGACCAGATCATCATGATGAAACGACTGAAGTCGTCGTTGTTGTTCAGGAGGACCTGGGCGTTGTTGCCGCCAATACCCACGCCGACGGACTGAGGACCGAAGAACATGCCGATGGCAGTGTCGTAGGCCTGGGAAGTACCGGCGATGGTTGCAGTTGCCTGCTGGGTCGGCATGTTGGTGGACTCGAAGAAACGGACTCCTTCGAACACGAAGCCGGTGGGCATGATGGGCTCGCCAGCCACGAAGGTGGCTTGGCCGAAGCCTTGACCCATATAGATCGCTGCGTTCGGCTGCATGGCCGACATCAGCGGGTTGATCTGACCGTTGCCGGGATAACGAGCAACTTCACGGAAGTCGCTGTTCTGACGCAGGTGCAGCAGGAAGGTGGGATCGCAAACGCAGCGATAGAAACCATCCTGATAGGTAGGAGTGTTCCGCTTGCGCAGGCTCTTCACCACGCGGAGCAGGTCGTCCTTAACGTCGAACTTGGCTTGCTCGGCGTTGGTGTAGGTGAGGCTACCGACGGCGAGATCGCCGGGATAGTAGTAACCACCTTGGGTGTCGGAAGACTGGCCCTTGGAAACGGCTTTCAGGAGTTCGTTGATGAACACCCGATCGCGCCAACGACGATAGTCGTCGAGCAGGGTCAGGGAGCCGATGGACTGGTGGAAGGCAGTCAGGTTGCCGGTGTCCAGCAGGAGACGCTGTGCGGTGACGAGGGTCTCACGAGCAATCTTGAAGGTGCTCGGCTGGGTGGGATCGTTCGGGTCTGCAGGGCCGGTGTACTCACGCAGAGTCACCAGGACCTTGTCCTTGACGATGTTCCGGCTGTTAGCGGTGCCGATGGTTTGTTCGGCAGTACGCTCACGGCTCTCTTTGGAACCAGGGTTACCCCAGAAACGGTAACGGTCTAACTGAACAGTTTGACCAGGCTGCTTGGAGAAGTCGTGAACGACCACAGGTTCTGCGGCCATCTCGACGATGTACGCAGGATGCGGCCGATATAACTCAGCACCAAGCAGTTTCGGGAAATCATTATCGACGAACAAAGCTCGTCAACTCCGATCGAAACTACATATTGATGTTAAAGGATTACGTACGCTTTAAGAAGTAATCTTGTCGCATTTATAGCGCTTTCTTAGATGCTCTTCTGATTACTACTGTTAACTGAAGAGGAGAAGGTGTGCGGCATATTCCGAATACCTTCACCAAGCATCCCGTAAACACCTCCAAGGTTGTAGCTGTAGCGGGTAGATTTCCCGCGCACGATGCTCCTTGTGATGCTGTCCATGGCACCGGGAACGCCAGGACGCTCAGCCTTCGTAAAGGTCTGGCAATAAACAGGGCCGTTGTACTGCCACGAAGCGCGGGAACCGGAAGTGTCTGCAGTCGGATTGGTCAGAAGAGTGCCCTCGTAACGAGCGTGGGTTACGCCGCCTCCCGTTATGCCGCCCGCAGCAGACGTGTTATCAGATGGTGTCTGATACGGGTCATAGTTCTGGTTATCAGGTGCTATCCCCCTAAAGTACGTGAATGTCCTTCCCTCTCGTACCCCGAATTGAGGCTCATATGAGGTCTCTACTTTCGCATTTGCGATGGTTGCGGTCGTATGTGACCGAAAACCATCAATGGTATCCAGGGTGCCGCTTCCAACGTAATAACCCTCTTCCCAATCCGTCCAAAAACCTGATGGAGCTGCAGGAACTGCACGCCATTCATCTGTTACATAAGCCCCTGAGTTCGGGGGACCGGCAACTGCATATCCAAAGTCAGCTCCTACGTCATTAACGCCGTACCAGCTGATGTAGTTGCCTAAAGAGTCGGTGTAACCGCTCCCGACAATTACATACGAGTTTGTATCCCTCTCTGGATCGGTCGTATGGGATGGTCCCGACTGAATACGGCGTGGACCACTGTCGTTACGACGATTTCTAAGAGGATTTTGAGCCACGCTGCCTCGGAACGGCTCCTCTAATTCTAATTGGAGGATTCTTTGTACTTTTTAGCCTTCTTTTTCGCTTTTACGCGTTCAGGAAGGTTTTTGGGGGTGTCCTCTTCCCAGTGCTCAACAGTTTTTTTCGGTATTTCGCCTCTTTCGGCTTTGGCGTAGAACAAACGCCGCTGAGCTTCGGATTGGAAGGGCATGTTTGTACCTATACCCTTCCAATTTTACGAAAAAGCTCAGGAAACAGGCAAAAGGCTGAGTCCTTCCGTCACGTCAATAAGCCCTGAGCCCGAAAAATGCCCAAATGACGTCAAATCGATCTTCGGCGAAGCAATTCGACGCCAATTGACGATCATATTTTGGAAATGGATGTCGTCTAAGAAGAGCATTCGAATACCTCCATCGACGTGAGGCTTCAAATGCGCGGCTAAGAGCTCCAAAACCCGCTCCTCGAACACACCGTCCTTAGGTCCATCAAGCATGATGAAGTCTGCCTTGTTCAAAAGAGGCAGATACTTCATGAAATTGGACGGATGCGCAATGTCATCCAGATATTGAGTGACTCGACTGTCTAAATCCTTAGAGGTCAAGTAAGTGACGGGAAAGGCTTCTTTGTCGTCGTACGGAATAATGTCAAAAGTTGCAATTTTTGCGTCGAAATCCGTGGAATCGACCATCGCCCGAGCCGAAAGGCCCTGTGCGGTGCCTACATCCACCAAATTTTTGGGATGGAGGCACTTAAACAAGCCACCTAAAAGACGGTAGTGATCGCCAGGGAAGACATTGATCATCTCCGCGTCGCAATCGAAGCGGATTTTGCTTGCCTGAAAGACCGCGTTGGCTACAAGATCCCAGTCTTTCCACGCCTGTGCGGCAGGATCGTCATCGACCGAAACAGCAAAACTTGGAATTGCGTGCCTTGGCTGAACGGCGTGGTTAGGCATAACACTATGTTGATTCAGCCAGAGGTTAGCAGAAAAAAAAGCCCCCATTTCTGGGGGCTATCGACCTCTACTGACTAAATGTATCAGCGGTTGTCCATGAACAGGAGCTTGCTACGAATAGCTTCAGGACCCATTTGGGAGAGATAACGCCAAGCGTTCTCAGGGCTCTGATCCATTTGCTGAGCAAAACCTTCCCACTGAGCGCGAGGATCGACATTCACGCCAGCACCTGCGCCTGCGGCAGGAGGAGCGGGCATGTTGTAGTCCTGGCGGTACTGCTGCTGAGGAGCAGCTTGAGCCACGGGCTCTTCGGCGTCGACGGGATACACCTCAGTAAAGAAGCGATTGGTGTAATCAGCCAGCTGATCGGGATCGGTCAGGATGTGCTCCATGGCCTTACCCTGAGCAGCCATTTGCTCCATACGCTCGTTCTGAGAGATCAGAGCGTCCTCGAGGGTGATCGAGTACTGGTTCAGGATGCCAGGAGCTTCAGCACCGAAGTGCTCAACGACCTGACGAGTTACGTCGCTTAGACCGAGTTGTTCCGAGCTGGCCGTAGAAGCTGGAAAGGAATTCGGGGTCGTAGAGACGTTGCTGGGCAATGTCGGGGCTTCCGTTGAGGCTTGATACGCCCACGGTTGCGCCTGTGAATTCAGATTGTTCTGAGTTGTAGCCGCCTGCAGTTCCTGGGAGTAAGGCGACTGTTGAACCGGGCTGGGGGACGGTGCCATACGGCTGACCATCCGCTCCAGGCTGCCCATCGCCTGTTCCCAGGGGTTGGACGGGGACGGGGACGACGGATACTGGTTGAACTGGCTGCTGATACCAGGGTCCGTATGGGGTGTTACCTGGGACGGCGCCTGTTGAGTAGTTGCCGAAGCTACCGCCGGGGTAGCTGCTTGTGCCACCCATTGCGGGTAGGCGGTTGAGCCCTGTGCCTCCGGAGAGGGCGCCGCCACCGGAGTAGCTACCGCCGGGGAGACCGGGCTCGGGGTCGAAGCTTGGATCTGCTGGCTCATAGCTGCCCGAGTAAGTTAGTTCCTGCGCAAGGTGGTCGAACGTCCTATAGAGCAAGGGCGTTATGTTCATCCGGGGGTCCGCAGCTAATGGCTGCTCCGGATTTAGCAGATGCGGCGTTTGCAACATCTGTGATAATAATACTAAAAATTGTTGGAACGCGCCCTGTGTTTGTTGGACCATCCTGAAAGGGAAGCCCTTCAACATCTCTGCGCGTTCGTTTTCAGTCTTATCAGGGAACAAATAACGCAATGCTTCCACAGTGTCCACACCCATCTCTTGCAGGTTGCGGACCACGATTGACTTTTGCTGGACGTCAATAGGCGTGTCTTCGTAGACATCGCCCTTAAAGCGGTACTGAACGTCGCGGTCACCATCGGGTGGCAGACCGTAAACGCCGTTCGGAACCTTTCCTTCTAGGAGATCTTTTGTAATCGAATCTTCAAGTTTCGCTTCGAATTTGGACAGCTTGCCTTGGTAGGCAGCCATCGTTTCTTCGTTTTGCTCTTCGGGAAGTTTGGGCGGTTTAAGCCCTTTGACGATTGCGTAGCTTTCGCGGAAGATCTGTTCCTGGTGATAAATCATCATCTCCAGGAGACGGCAAAAGCCGTAGGTCAAGAACGAAGTGTTCTTACGCAGAGCAGTAGCCTGCGCACGTCCCATCAAGCTCTTGATCTCAGTCGCAGTGGCACCTGCAGAAACTGAAATCTCATCCACGCCGCCAAGTGCTGTGCGGATTTCTTCCCGCAGCAACAAGGCGTAGCGGTTCATGTCCCCGTTGACCGGATCGGGAGTCAGATAGCTGACGCGATCACTTGCTTCAACGTTGGCAATGATCCGTGGGACACGAAGGCCCCCGATCATCGAGTCAGAACCGAACGGATTGCTTACGCGAGTCGAAGGAGTATCGCGACCAGCAAAGCCAGATTGGCTACTAATAGTGGGTCGGAAAGTACGATCCGCAGAATCTGCTTCGACAAGGTCACTTCGAGGCCTCGAACTCACCAGTGTTGGGTTGCCGAAGAACTCGATGTTCTTGGCGATGTTCTGCATCATGTTGTCGTGCAGAACAATTTGCTCCATGAAGGGGTCGAACTCCCCTTCACCTTCAGTCCCGCTGGCGTTGGGCTTGTTTAAAACCTCAACAGCGGGAATGAAACCTAAGGTGTTATCCCGTGTGCTCTTAGGCATCAGGACAGCACCGGGTTCCAGGTCGAAACTCAGCTCTGTATCCGACTCGTACTCAGCAATCTTGTCGTCCGTAATTGAGATACGGACATAACGCTTATTCTTGCCGCCGTCTCCAGGGCTCATGCCAAGGCCGCCACGGACCTTGAAGCTATAGATGATTACGACTTCCTGGATATTCCCGTTGATATCGTGATAGACCCGGTACTGGTTTTTATTGAAGAAGTAAATCTGGTACTTCATTTTCGGATCGGGCCGAAAATAGAAGAGACCGCATCCGTCGATTAAGCAGTTGCGGATGATCGCTGGGAAGCGAACCTCCAGCTTATTAATCGCAACAATATCGGCAAGGAATTTGTTTCTAGCTTTATAGGTATCTTGGTCCGAGTAAAAAGCCAGACCCTTTTTGATCATCAGCAGAATCATCTGCTGAAGATGGCCTAACACCACCAGCGTGGCAGCCTGATGCGATCGATCTTGAGACCTTGCAGCCTCTAGGATCTCCTCGAACCGGTTTCGTACGCCGAGTGCATCTGCCATTTTCTGGGGGTTCTGTACTTAGAAATCAAAGCTCCCCGAAGGGAGCTCTCGATCACTTTTTAGCTTTAGCCTTACGAGCCTTACGCAGGGCTTCCATGCGCTTAGCTTTTGTCTCTTTGTCGCCCATGCCCTTAGTGTCCTCGCCTTTGGCTTCGGTTTCAGCGTTTTTCTTCTGAAACTTTTCCAGAAGCTCGGGAGGCATTTTATTACTCGCCATCGGGCAACAGGAAGCGTTTTACTCTCTCAAGTTTAAACAATTTTTCTGGGAGTAACTCATGCGAGTACTTCTTCAATCGGTGGTCCACGCGTCCTAAGGGATCCGTGGCGCCTTCCTTAGCTTCGTAGTTATCCATAAACTGCATCATCTCCTCGCTGAACAGAGGAGCAGCTGCGCTAGGAATAATGTCATAGCAGTGAGCGAAGCTGCTGACCTTGGTCTTGATTCTCTTGGAATCACCCATCCAGCTGAAGTGCCAACCGGCATCGAGGTTGCCAACTTTCAGACCACCGGAAGTAGCCCGGATCTGGGAAAGAGTTGAATCATCCCGGACGTGGGATGAACGAACGAGAGTACCCGCGACCCACTCCATGGGTTTGTCCTCAGCGTTATGGCACTGAAGGTCAGCTCGGTTCATTAAAAAGGGCATCGAGAGCCGGACGTACTCAGTCGGGTTCTCGTCAGAAAGTTTTGCTGCTTCGAGCAGAGAGGAGGGACGTGCGATCTCATCGCAGTCACTAACAAAGAAAATGTGATCACCCTCGATCATCCGCATGGCCACGGCGAGTGCGTCTCGCTGGGCACGCTCACGAATCCAAGGATCAGGAGCGTCCTCTGGAGAAGGTAGTTCGACGTGCAGAACTTGGATCTTTTCCTCAGGGAGGCCGAGTTCCTGGATTGTTTTTACAGCACTGAATTCTTTTAGCTCGCCTTTGTGCGTGCGATCTGCGTCAGCGACCAGGAACAGATCTACAGTATCTTTAAGTGTTTCTACGCGTAGCTCGAGAAGCTCCTTCTCGTTGAAATAAGTGAAGCAGTCGATCAGCATAACGACAGTTCGAATGTCGCTATATTACTACGTCCTCCGGGACAATACCTCCGTCCAGGTAAACCGTAAGGGGAGGTTCAGATTGCCGAGCCTCACGTTCAAGCTTCGCTGCTAACGCCTTCTGAATAAGGTCTTCTTTGACCATTTCGGCGAT